ATTATTAATATCATTTAAAATTTCATCTAATTTATTCTTTATCCCTTCACCTCTTCCTGTTTTCAATCCATTATTCCTTAACATCATCGTATGACTTTGAAATTTATTGTTCATATCATGAAAACAACATTCATGTTCACATATTCTTTTATCCAGATTATTAATTTTTTTTTCCAAATCTCGATGGTCATTTTGATATACAATAATAGGATTACTTAACTCTCTATTAATAAATTGACTTGTAATAAACGATTTCATTATAATATTTATTAGTGATAATTTTATTAATTTCTATATTGATTTTATATAATACTATTAATTTAATTATGAAAACTATCCAATTAACAATATTAATATTTACAATAATGATTATTGTAGTTATCATCGGAACATTAACAATCAATAAAAAAACTATGACATATATCCCCGAAATAACTCATATAAAACTTATTAATGTTGATAATACATCAGATATTCATAAATATCTTTCAAAAAATATTAAATTATCAAAAATTGAATCATATTATGAAAAAATATCAAATAATACATTTAAACGCGTTAAAAATGGTGATATTAATGGAATAATAGGTTCAACACAATTATGGGGTGAATTAGATCCAGCATTATATTTCTTATCAGCAATTCCATTTATACTAACCGAAACATATATATATGACTTTCTAAAAAGTAATACAGGAAAAGATTTATATAATAAAATAGGAAATCGCCACAATATTAAAATAATTCCATGTGGAATATCCGGACTACAATTATGTGGATGGTGGAAAACTATACCACACTCTATTGATGATATAAAAGGTCTTAAAATGAAATTTCATGGAATAGGTGGTAAAGTTATGGAAAAATTAGGAGCTATATTATACAATTTTGTTGAACCTTCAAATTTAATGCCATATCTAAATAATGGATATCTTAATGTTGTTGAATGGGGATCACCAAGTACAGATATAAAATTACGTTTATATGAAGGTGCACGTTATGTTATGGTTCCCGGTTGGCATGAATTAGGTTCAATAAACCATTTAATCTTAAATAAAAATTTCTATAATAACTTAAATGGTCAACAACAAAATGAAATAGAAACTATATGCAAAAATAAACTATATGAAGAATTAACAAAATACCATTATGACGATAATGAAGCTTTAACTGACCTCATTAAATATTATGGCATCAATTTCATATCTTGGAATAAAGAATTCCTTGATACATTTAAACGTAAAACAAATGAAATAATTTCAGAATGGTCTAAAAAAGATGACGTAATCGCGGAATTCGTTAATATTATTACATATTATTCAAATAAACATCAATATGAATATGAACTCCAAATAAATCCAATATTAAACTACTCAATAAAATAATATTGACCATTCTTATCACATCTCATTATATGTTTCTTAAATTTCCATTTATTTTTCCAATATTTTTTCGCATCTTTTTCCATCTTCTTCAATCTAATATAATAATCCGGATATTCCCGTAAATGTGCTAACAATATTTTTAATGTCATAATTAAATTATCATTAGTTATATTTGTTTCTTTTGATCTTTTACCATGTTCTAATTCTATTTCAATTCCTGCCATTATATCATCCATTTTAAATAATTCATATGCTAAACAAATATTAAGTTTTTTTAATGCATTTTTTATTTCTGTCTTCGTAAACATCAAATATAATATAATTTTAACTAATATTAAATTAAATAATTAATTATTTTTCTAACAAAAAGGAATACAACAATTACAACAACCAATTTTATGATTTTTTGTTGTACAATAACAACACGTTAAATTACAATAACATAATAATGACCAAAACAAACAATTATAATCATGTTTACAAAATGTTTTTTCATATTTTATTGTCTTATGATCTTCCTGTTTAGATTTAGAATAATCCACACTGCATATATTAAATTTATTTTCATCATACCAAAAATTACACATTAATTTATTCAATCGTGTAACAATCATTTCAATATTAATATCATCATTGAAATGAAACCATTCAACCTCGTTTTTACCATTTTCAACTCTGATTTCATTTGCATAATTAAATAAATAATGGACTAATGATTCCAATTTATGATTAAATGGCGTTTCTGTACAAAATATTAATAATCCATCCCATTCTTCAATAACCCTAACTGTCGGATTATTTCTATCTGTTCTCCCCAATTTTATCCAAAAATTATTTTTAGTATTTATATCTGTTTTTTTCCTAAATCCATATATAAAACCCCTTTTATCTGATTTTGATATTGGTTTATTTAATTTTTTCATAAATTTTTTATTTATTTCATCCGAATTTTTAATAACTATTCTATATAAATCTTCAAATTCTGGTTTTAATGTTATTTCTAAATTCGTTATATTATTTATAATAAATAAATAATATATCTTATATCTAAATATTTTTTCATTCTCTTTTATTTAAGTTCCATAAACTTATAAATATTACCTAAAAAACCATAATCTAATTTATTATATGTTAACATTAAAAATTTTATATTATTTATATTATTATAATATTTATCATAATCATTTACCAATGATAACATTTTTTTTATTTTTATATAAACATACTTATTTTGAAACAAATTAAATTCCTTTTCATAAAATAACATAATCCCATTCATCATTGTATTATGTATTTCTGCCACATTAATGTCATTGTTTTTTAATGATATCAAATAATTAATAATTCTTATTTTTCCATTTACACACGTTGTATAAAATACTTCGCTATTATTTATATTTATATTAATTTTTCCATCCAATTCATATAACCATTTAGCTAATTTCAAATACCCATTCTCACAACTACAACGAAATACTTTCTCATGACATGAATGTATATTAATTTTTTCTTTAGCGTCATCCAATCCAAATAACCATTTAGCTACTTTTAAACATCCATTATAACAACTACAACGAAACACTTTGTCATTATTTTTATGTATATTAATTTTTCTATCCAATCCATATAGCCATTTAGCCACTTTTAGATGGCCATTTTTACAACTATAACGAAACGCCCCGTCGTTATTTCTATGTATATTAATTTTTCCATCCGATTCATATAACCATTTAGCTACTTCTAAATGTCCATTTTCACAAACATAACTAAATATAGATTTATTGCTATCATGTATATTAATTTTTCCATCCAATCCATATAGCCATTTAGCTACTTCTAAATGGCCATTTTCACAAGCATAACTAAATATAGATTCATTGTTATCATGTATATTAATTTTTTCTTTAGCGCCATCCAATCCATATAACCATTTAGCTACTTCTAAATGTCCCTTTCCACAACTCATATAAAACGGTCTTTCATTATTTACATGAATATCAATTTTCCCATCCAATCCATATAACCACTTAGCTACTTCTAATTGTCCATTATAACAACTATCATTAAACGCTTCTTCATCATTTAAATGTATATCAATTTTTCCATCCAATTCATATAACCATTTAGCTAATCCTAAATACCCATTTAAACAACTATAACGAAATGCATATTCATCTTTTACATGAATATCCGTCTTATCATCTAATCCATATAACCATTTAGCTACTTCTAAATGTCCATTTTCACAACTATAACAAAATGTATATTCATCTCTTGCATGAATATCTATCTTATCATCCAATCCATATAACCACTTAGCTATTTCTAAATATCCATATTCACAACTGACATTAAATGCATAATTATTATAGATATGTATATTAATTTTTCCATCCAATCCATATAACCATTTAGCCACTTCTAATTGTCCATTAGAACAACTTTCGCAAAATACATATTCACCATTTTTATGAATATTAATTTTGTATTTTTCATAAATAGATTTCAATAAATTTAAATAACCCTTAATACATCCATATTCAAATATTTTATTTTTATCATAAAAATTAAAATTTATCACATTGATTGGTGGTTCATAATCCAATGAATCTAAATACTCCTTAACTTTTTTCTTATCTTTTTTCATGTAATAATATGTTAATATTAATAATCCGGATAATTTTTAATTCAGTTTTTTATTTATTATAGTATTTTTAATAAATTTTATATTAATCATAATTGTTTACTAACAATAACATTATTTTTTATGGTTATATATTGATTGGTGGGATTCTTTACAATAATTTATTTTATTAAAATTATTTTTTATTTTTTTTGAAAATAATTAATAATTATATAATGAAAAAAACACTTTTAGTTGTTTGTTCATATAAATCAAAATTAAAAGATACTAAAAATGCATTTCAAAATGGTTTTAATATTGTTTATAATACATTAAAATCTTATTATAAAACAGATTTTATATTAAGTCATATAACAACAATTACAAATTCAATTTATGATACAAAAACATTAATGCCCAATAATGATAATTTAACTCAAATTATAGGAACATTTCCTGACGATTTACCACCAAAAATATTTAATATAATATGGTTCGCTGGATGTTCAAATTTTATGAATATTCGTAATGGATTACTAAAATTACAAAAATACATAAATACAGATACTATAATAATATTTACAAATAATGGAAATTTAATTGATTATTATAAAAAATCAATAAAAGATTTTGAATTAAATTCAAATAAATTACTAAAAGAAGATTATACACAATATAAATGGATTATAGAAATGTACCTAAAAACATTCTCGGATTGTCTTGAAACTTACAAAAATTTTCAAAGCCCAATAATTCCATTTATATGGCTATGTCCAACAAAATTTAATTATGAAAATATTTTAGAAAAACATAAAGAAATTATGAATGATATTAAACTATTTTTAGAACTAAATACCCGATTAAAATGTATTAATGACTCAGAATCAAATTTACCAATCTATAGATTATCACCAATATCAGGTGGAAAATATAAATATATTAAATACAAATTTAAATATTTAGCACTTAAACATTCTATTTTATCTTAATATTTATCAAATATTTATCAAATATTAAAATTTATCTTAATATTAATATTAATATAAAATTACCTAATTTATCATCATATTTTATATAATGGAATTTATTGAAATAAAAGAAAAAATATTATATGATAAACCACATTTTGATTCAATATTTTTTAAAGATCTAAAAGTTATATTTGCAGATGATACTGCAACAGGAAGACCATGTCCAATAATAGATAAAGTAATTGAAAAAAAAATATTACCATATTATGCAAATACACATTCAAATGCATTTTGTGCAAATTTTATGACAGAATGTATTGACAGAACAAAAAAATTTATAAGAGAAGATTTTAATTTACGTGATGATCAAGTAATGTTATTTACGGGATCAGGAGCTACAGGAGCATCAAATCATTTAGTAAATGTTATTGATACAGAGAAATATAAAAATGTTAACATTTTTATTTCTATATATGAACATCATAGCAATTTTTTACCGTGGATTGAATTAGCAAAAACAAAGAACAATGTTCATGTAATTGTTATAAAATTAAATAAATACGAAGATATTGATATTGAATGGCTAAATAATCAATTAAAAAAAGTAAACTCATGCAATAATCTTAATATAGTAAGCATTACAGGTTGTTCAAATGTAACAGGCGTCATAACCGATATTAAACAAATATATAATATTATTAAACAATTCAAAAATAATTATTTCCTTTTTGTTGATTATGCTTGTCTAGTTCCTTATAAAAAAATTAATGCAAATTATTTTGATGGTTGTTTTTTTTCAGGACATAAACTTTTAGGCGGTCAAACATCGCCCGGTGTATTAATTGCACCTAAAAAAATTTTTGAAAAAGGTCCACCTTACACTCCGGGTGGTGGATGTGTAATCCGTGCAGATTCTTCCAATATCATATATAACCAAGATATAGAAAGTAAAGAATCAGCAGGAACCCCTAATATTGTAGGAATAATAAGATTATTTTATGCACTTAATTTAAAAGATAGATTTCTAGAAATTATTAATAATAATGAACAATTTATCGTTAATTATATACATATGGAATTGAACAAATTCATAAATCCAAATTTTGGTGTCATAATGCTAATGGAAAAATTAGATCACAGACTTCCAATAATAGCATTATATTCCAAAGTAATCCATTACAATCTAATCGTTATGTTACTTAATGATTTATTCGGTATCCAAACAAGAGGCGGATTATCATGCGCCGGACTTCTAGGCGAATATTGTCATGATAAATTACATATTAATGGATGGTGTAGAATAACTTTTAGTTGGACCATGACAAAATCAGAAATAGATTACATTCTAAATGCAATAAAATTTATAATCAATTATGGCATTCACTTTAAAAAATATTACTCATATAATAAAAAATTAAACTCATTTTCAGTAAACACATCTTCATTCGATCCAAATCTTCCAAAATTACTCGAAAAAATTAAAACAGAATTTTATTAATAATTATATAAAAAAATTCATATTAATAAATATTATCAATATTTATTAATAATTTTATTTGATATTTTATTTACTAAAAATATAAATGATTTATTATACTGATTCAGACAGAATAGAAAATTTTAGTTTCGGTGATGTAACAAACACAGCAAGCAACATATTTACTTTTCCTAATTTAGGATTTGATTTATCAAATTTAAAATATTATTGTATCATAATCGGAATAGTTTTATTTATAATATCTTTAATTGCACTTGTACTTAAATTAAAAAAATAATTATTCATCTTAATTATTTTTTAGTTATATATCATCAACCTCCCTTCAAACTTAAAATTAAATAAATAGTAGAATCTTTTTCAATATTATATTTACTCAATGGTTCATCAGGATTAATTAATTCAGTTCCACCATATATTAACTTCTGCACATCAATGGGAATATTTTCCTTTTCAAATATTTTTTGTTTTAATTCAATCACAGTATTAGTAACATCAATATCAATAGCAAGTGTTTTACCTGAAATCGATTTTACAAAAATTTGATTTGTATTCGTAGCCGATATTTTATTCTCCTCACCGATTGTATTTGCAACTGATATTTTAGTCCCTTCTCCGATTGTTTCCATTTATCTTGATAAAATAATATATAATAATTATTTTAACTAATATATTAAAAACTTCATTTTTCATTTTTTTTTAGTTATTTTATAGTTTTTTATCATATCTAATTAAAAATTTAATATCACCATTCATAATCCTCGTTAATATTCTATGTTGCGTCTTTGACACCACATTTTCACATACTTTTAAATTAATCGTGAATACATGATAAAAATTATAAATATAAAAATATATCTTTTTCTCTAATATTTCATTACCATTTAAATACTTATGTAATTCAATAACATATTTATCCATTAATTTATCAATAGGTGGCTTTTGTACATATAAAAAATTAACAAAATATGAAATATATTCATCATCAACCATCAACAAATCAACGATACATTTTATTCTATTAATCGTTCCTAAATATAAATCTACTTCTGGAATGGTCGCTTTTTTCTCGATATGATAATCAATATAATCCACATATGAATTTTTATCGAAATAATTAAAAAATTTAATCATAATAAAATCATTTTTTATACTAAAATTATAACCAATATTCCTGTTGTCATCTCCATTTATAAATAACTTTTTTACAATTTCATTATAATACAAAAATATAATATCATTAACTATAAAAATAAATATATCTTGATTAATGTTTTTTTCAATTTTATTATCTATATTTACAATAAAAATATTTCCCCTTTTTAATGCATTTTCTATACCCTCTTTATTATCCAAATATATATCAGTGATTTTGATCAAATTAAATACCGAAATAATATTTTTTATTGATATCACTAAATTATTATAATCTTTATGACATTCATCTTGTTGTAATAAATTATTTACATTATTATCAATGTTATCAATAATAAAATTACACTTTTCTTTTAATGTCCTATATTTTTCAATGACTTTATCTCGTGTTTCAACATCAATTAGACACTCTTTGAGTAAAGCTTCCATCTTATTTATATTTATCAACTTAAATAATATAATTACTTCATTTTTCATTTTTTTATTAATAAAATCTAACATATGGTGTCCAATATGATCCATATCCATATATATTGTAAAATGGATCATTCAAATAATACCTATTTGGAATATTCCATATATTAGGAAATTCCCATGTTAATGGCATCATGTTCCTGTCCGTTCCTACTGTTAAATATACATCTTCTGGTCCTTTTGCATACATTTGTGTCATCGCCCCTTCACTATATCTCTCAACATTGCTATTTATAATAATAATAATCACACAAATTATTAATACTAATATCACTATATTCATGTTATATATCTAATAAATAAAGTTTTTTAAAAAAATTTATTTATTTAATATTTTTATGTTAATTATTTATTTATTTTAGTTAATTATTTATTTTAGTTAATTATTTACTCCTCATCACTATCCTTTCCCTTCTTCTTTTTCTTACTTTTCTTACCATCACTTTCTTCCTCTTCATCGCTATCTTCTTTTTCATCATCATCATCATCCTTCTTTTCATCATCATCATCCTTCTTTTCATCATCATCGTCATCATCCTTCTTTTCATCTTCATCATCTTCATCCTTATTTTCATCTTCATCATCCGTATCTACATTTTCATCTGTATCCTCCTTCTTCTTCTTCTTATTTTTCTTTTCACCTTTACCCTTCTTACTTTCCTTACCATCCTTTCCCTTCTTAGAAGTCTTTGCTCCTCCCTTATTCGTCTTCGTTGGAAAATGATGTAATTTCTTAACCTCAGTAATTTCTTTAATCGTATCATCTAATGATTTTGTTGTAACACCATACAAATCATCATATTTATCATTACATTCCTCTAACTTCTTCTTTAGAGCACTAAATAGTTTATTAACATTGCTTAATACATCAGTATAATGACAATTTATCTTATCACTATAATACTTCTTTAATTCATCATATGTCTTTTCAATAGTTTCAGTAGTCTTGAAAATAAATACATGACTAGTTTTGATGTATCCACCATAAACAAAACCAATAATACCTGACTTTGACATTTTATTAATTCTTATTATAATTAAACTAATATTTAAGTCTATGTTTTCAATAAGTTAATTTTTCAATTTTTTTTATATATAAATGACTACAAAAATTACGTTGTATTACGCCGATTGGTGTCCCCATTGTCACGAGTTCATGCCAGAATGGAATAAATTCGTTAAGAATAATAAATCTAGATCTAAATCAATATTAACTACAAAAATTGAAGAATCAGATCTTCGTGGTATTATGCCCAAAATTAATGGAATTGAAATACTCGGATTTCCAACAATTAAAATAAATAAAGATAATAAAGAATTTGAATATATCGGCGATAAAACAGAAAAATCACTTTCTAAATTTATTTCTCGTCTAAAATAACAAAAAATTATAATACGTTAATTGCATTTTTTTATTATTGATTCATAAAATAATCATAAGTTTAACTTTTTAGACGATTTATTAATTTTTTAATAACTAATAATATAAATGATTTTATTAATTATCGTAATACTAATAATAACATATCTAATCTTCATCAATTATATTCAACATAATATCAATGAACAATTTGAAGCTGGTAATTTTCAACAACAAGACCTAAAATCTAACTTAATTCCATATTCTTATGATCAAATTTTTGAAGATGTTGTAACTTTTCCTAATGATATTGATCCATTTATCAAAACAGGAATGACAAAATGTCAGGAACAATGCAACGGTAATTGCATTGAATATGGACAATCAGGTATTGGTTTTTGTTTTCCTCATAAATTATAAATAATTTTATCATTAAAATTATTTATTTATCCAAAATACATTTCAATGGTTCCTCAGTACCATTAAAATAAACCCTAAATATTTCACTTTTTGGAATTTCATTTTTTTCTATTATTTTTCCATCATACGTAATAACATTTATATTTTCTAATTCACTTATTTTTTTTATATGTTTTATATCCCATCCAGTAAAACTAAATACACCATTAAAATAATACGCCGGATATACTGTTTTTGAATAATAAAATAATGGTAATGATAAATTAAAAAAGGAATTTTCGTAATTTTTAATCTTTGCTTTTTGTAATATTTTACATAATTCAATAACCGCCATACATGAACATACTGATGTAGTCGTTATGATTGAAGGAATGATTTTATTAATAACTTTATTAACATCACTCATATTAATTTTATCAAATCCATATACTTTCGCTCTTTGATTAGCAATATATGTTATGTATTTTAATTGATTATCTTGATTATGAACATTCTTTAAAAATATTTCACTCATTTCAATAAACTTTCCATCAATTTTACTAAATGGTGTTGGCTTCATTTTATCTTTCCAAAATTCTCCAGAATATTCTTCTAATAACATATTAATATTTTCATTAAACTCTTCATTCCATAATCCTTCTAATTCTATTTCACTATAACTAGATGACACCATATTATAAACAAAATTAATCGCCCATTCTATTATATGCTCAATTTTATACGGAAACATCTTAATAGTACATAAAGCTATATTTTCATCATCAATTACCCCATTATTATAATCAATATATGTACGTGTCTTACATGGATATGTCACCAATACACTTCCCTTGTCTCCAAGTGTACCACAATCTATCATGGGCTTTTTAAACCTAATACAACACTCACTCATCAAACTTCTCGCTTCTTCATTATCAACAGCTAATAGAATAACATCATATCCATTTATATTATATTTATTAATATTTTCTTTACAAAATTTTGATGTAATTGCATGATATCCAAATCTTTTACATAAAATAACTGATTTTAATTTACCAATATCCCTATCAGTAAATATATATTGTCTATTTAAATTCGTCTTTTCAATAGCATCCATATCAGCAATACATACATTCCTAAATCCTAATTTATTAATTATTTTAGCATGTTCACATCCTAATGCTCCTGCACCTAAAATTAATATTTTTGCACTATTATTTAAACTTTTCAATTTCAAATCATTAATATTATAATAAAACCATTGATATATCGGATAAAACCTATTACAACTTACTTTTATAACTTCATGTGATACAATACCACCAATTATCGGTATTAACATAATGTTAATATTTATATGATTTTTATGTTTTATATCCATATCAATATTTAATGTGTGCATTTTGTCTTGATCACGCATAACATTAGAAAAAACTGGATTAAATAATGAATCGTCCATTGAAATATATTTTAACTTTTTCTTTATAACTTTCGTTATTTTCTTTATATAGACATCACTATCTAACATTAATGTCTTTTTATCAATTATTTTTACTATATTTACATGTTTATCATCTAAAATTATAATATCTCCAACTTCTAAATTATGATTTTCAGATAAAATACATATTCTATCTTTAATTGATATAACAAAATAATTGACATAATCAATAACATCAAAATTAATAAAATCACAAAAAATATATCCAAAATACCTATTAACAAATGTATTAATAAATTTTATTCCTTTATTTCGTAATTTATTATCTAACACGACGTTATCATATAAATCATGTTGTGTTGATATAACTAAATCATTATTAAATAAATTATCATCATTGATATTATCAATTATATCTATGTTAACATACTTATTCATACTCCTAAACTTTTCACAAAAGCATACTGTTTTGTTTTTTCCAATATCATCCATTGATAAATAAAAATTTTCTTTTATATCACTATATAAAATCATATTAGTATCATATATCGTAATATTTCCTATTCCTAATAATACTAAATTCCTCAAAATCTCAGTCCCTAACCCAGATAAACCTATTATTAATACCTTGAATTTATTATTCAATTCTATTGAATCATTTCCTAATAAATATAATTGTCTTGAATATAACTCTTCTAAATTTTCTGGATTTTCTGATTTTTC